ACCATTTCCTTGTGTCAAATCATACCAATTACCTGCTACTGCTGTACCACCAGCATATAATTTAAAAAAATCTTGTCTCCAAAATTTTCCATTTGAAGATACTTCATTTAAAAAGTCATCAAAACTAGAAAATCCCATTTAATCCCCCCATATGAAAGTAAATTCACCTATTATGGGAACACTTAAAAATGATGCACTAGGTAAAACTAAAAAATTTAAATAAGCACCATCATATACTAAAGGTAAACTAGGTTTATCTTTTACAAAATCAAATTCAGCCCATGCTGTTGTTTCTCTAGTCATCATAGTTAAAATAGGTCTAACTAAAACTAATGCTGCTAATCCACCATTAGGACCAAGAAATGTAATTGATTGAACACTCCTAATTCCCATATCACCATATTGAAGGGGAATAAAAGCATTAAATCTATTTGATGCTCCTGTATTAGAATTTACCAATGTTGAAATATTAGTTCCAGTATTAGTTTGAACTAATTGACTTACTCTACCAGAAACACCCAAATGATTTGTATAATTAATATAAAAATATTGTCCACCAGTATAAGGATTTGTTGCAACTAAAAATGCCATTACTCCAAAACCAGTGGTATATCTTGGTAAAGAACGTACAGTATTATCAAAAATCTGTTCATCCATACTATCCATATCAATAACTGGATAATATAATAAATAATCACATAAAATAAATGGAGCAGGAGCAACAGAAGCACCAGTACCTAATAAACAAATTTTATGAATAAATTTCTTATTTGGGGAAACTGGACCACCATCCCATATACTTTTTTTATACCAATCAGTAGGATAAGTCCCTACAAGAGCATCACCCAAATAATAATTAGGAACAGGATTTCCAGGCATAGTAGACAAATCAGCCCAAAAAGTAGCTGTAGAAGCTACACCTGGAACTTTACGATAAGAAGTATAGGTATATTTTCCATTTTCATAAGCATTAGTAATTAAATCTCTTAATCTTCTAGCCATTATTGAGCCTTACCTAGTCCTTTTGCTATTGCTCTCATTTCAGCTATTATAGGACTTTTATGATTACAAGATTTAATAAATTTACCATCTTTACTAATCTTAACAGGAGATTTACATTCTTTACAATAATAAAAGCTCATATTATGTCTCCGTAACAACTAATGCTTCAGCAGCAAATTGTGGTTGAATACCAGCAGAAACTGCTCTTGGTGAAGATAATTCACCTGCATATAAAACATCACCATCACCAGAAGCAGTAGTAACTATAGCAACATGAGAAATAGTAGCACCAGTACCACCAGAACATTCAGGAAATTGTATTAATGAATTATTTTTAGTAGAACCACCAGAAGGAGTATCCCAACCAACGTCAGTTCTAGCTACAGCTTGTCTTGCATAACCAGTATAAGCACCTGTAGTAACTTCATTAGTTCTAGGATCACCACCAATACCAGGATCAGCAGTATATAATGCAACATATAAATTAGTTAATGGAGAAACAGTAGCATTTTGAGCCATATTAGGCCAAGTAGTTGCATTAAAAATAAGAGCTAAAAGATAATTACAAACTTCAGTAGATTTAGGCATTTTATTAATCTCCTATTATCTCTTTAGAAAACAAAGGTAAATCTTCATCATCAATTTTCTTAATTTCAGAAATATTTGAATCTATTTTATCAATATAAATAGCTAAACCTTTATTAACCAATATTTTAGCTACAGAAGGATCTAATAATGGTGTTGGATTTCCATATCTCCTTATCATGGATAAATCCAATAATTTTATTTTAACACCTTTAACAGAAATATTCATAACTACTCCAAAAAGAAAAAGGGAATCCACATATAAGAGGATTCCCCTTTTATTTAACAATTATTTAACATTAGTTACCTCATAAACATTATGGCATTAAATCAATATTAGCTGCATAATCAACAGTTAGTGCAGTAGCATCAGCCTGTTTTACTGGTCTACGTTCAGCATCAAAAGTTACAAACAAAGCACCCCAATCAACATTGGCATCTGCACATACTGAACTTAATCTTACATATCGACTAAGATATTTAACATCTGCTATATAAACACCAATAGCAGCAATATTAGTCAATACTGCAAAATCATTATCCCAAGTTGAATTATCCTTAGAAGTTTGTATAGTAATGGTAATATCACCAGTAGTATTAACAGCAGTAACAAAAATAAGTAACAAACCTCTGGTGTTTCTTTCCCTCAAACCCTTATCTGCTACTGCCATTAAATCCTTAGCAGAAGTAGCAGCAGTACCTACAGTTTGAGTAGCATGTGTTTTAACATTTACTACTTTATGATTTGACAGAATATCATACATTTGTTATTACCTCCACAGGTTAAATGTTTATATCCAAAACCTTTATTAGCTAGGATCAGTCAAAACTACAAATGCTTGAGGCATAGCAGCCTGTCCATCAACTCTACCAGAACATCTCAAAGCAGTTCTGTTATTACGGAAAGCATAATGCCTTGAAGAATCCATTACAAAATCCTGCCTAAAACCAATATAATACCATTTCCAATCACCAAGAATTAAATCACCATGAGTACCAATAGCAGGAATTTTACCATCCATCAGAATAGCTGGTCTACCAAGCATACTTGTAATATAACCATCTGCAAAACTACTATAGGTTTCCTGAAGAACAAGTTCATTAGAAGCATTAGAAACTTTTTGACCTCTAACTGCTGCTCTAATTTTCTTAGAATAAAACCAAACAGCACTTTGGTCAAAAACAGCAGGAAGTTTAGCATCCATATTTAAAAGATCATCAACAGTTACAGTAGAAGCAGTTTGTCTTTGAACAGTTAATACTTGTGGATCATTGATAATACCAAGAGGTTTCTTTCCACCAGTACCATCAATAAAGGACTTATCAGTAATCCAATACCATGCTGCTCTAAAAATATTGGTAAGGTAATTAATCAAGTTAATTACTGAATCATCCAAAAGAATATTGGTAATTTCAGTATAACCTGACAATTCATGAACAATCATTTCAACCAAACCAAATTCAGGCTGAGTAGCTTGTTTCTCTCCACCTTCTTCAGTCCATGCAAAAGTAACTCCTGCAAAATGATCAAAATTACCATCATCTACATCAGGATTTTGAAGAAGTTTAGGAAAGCTAATTTTTTCACCCTTCATAGGCCAAACAGTTGCTCTAGGCCATACACCAGTGGGTTCTGTATCATACATAATCATTACAGCATTAAATTCTTCAGGAACTAAATAACCACCAGCAGTATCAACATTCTCAGAAAGCAATTTAGTTACATTACCAGTTTTAAGATAATAAGCAAAATCTTTTGCCCATGATTCTAATTCTGGTGAAATAACAACCCAAGGTTTTGATTTGTTTTTGAGATTTAGAACAGAACCTTTTGCAGTAGTCATGTAACCACCTTCAACTTTTGCAAAAGGATAAAGAGAACGAATTTCCTCTGAATTAAGCTTAAAAGAATCTCCAGGTTTCACCAAGGTACTCTGCATAGTTTGGATAATACTTTGTGCAATTTCTTTAAATTGGGAAGTAACTTCATCAGATGCTAAGATCTGCTTAATTTGATTATGCAGCATTTTGGTAAGTTCTTCAGGTGTAAGTTTCATTTATTTACCTCCGATTAAGTTAAAATAACTAATTATCTAATCCACCACTAAAGTTATTTTTTTCTGTAATAAGGATTGACTCAAATATACTGCTTAATTGCTCTAAAACAGCATCCTTAGACATTTGTTTGAAACTATCTGGATCAATTTCAATTTTATTGGAATCATCTTCTAAAGAATTGGAAACAGGGAGAACCAAATCTTTTTCAGACAACTCACTTAAATCAATTAATTGATCATCAGATTTATTTTCCAAACCTTCATTAAACTCAACTAACTTCAACAACAATTCCTTAATCTCCCCAAAACTAGCTTTAACAATTTCAAACTCTGTTACTATACTCTTTACCCTATCTTCATAAAACTTGTCAAATTTCTGAAATAAAATTTCTACAATTTTTTCAGCAATATCTTTTTCAATGTTAGGATCATTATCCATTGATTCAAGATTAGCTGTATCAATGTTTTTATCATTATCATCTTCATCAGAGTCATCTTCATCAGCATCATCAGCTTTTTTAGGCTTCTTTCCACCACAACCCTTACATTTTCCTGAATCTTCTTCAGATGCTTCAAAAGTTTCACAATCACAATCTTTTTCTTGATCATCATTTGGTTCATCATCAGGAAGATTGCCTTTTTCCTCTTCATCACCCTCAAATTCAAAGAAGACAATAGGAATATCTTTTTCTTCAGTAACAATGCTAATATCTAATTCAGACTTCTCTTTATTAAATTCAATTTTATAATATTTAGAAACTGGTTTATTAGTTAATTGATCTTCAATCCATTTAGAAACAAGATTTTCATTTTTAAAAACATCATAGTCAAAAGAATAACCAACAATGACTTCTTTTTCTTCTTCATCAAATCTTGAAAGTGCTTTAACCACTGAAATACCATTACCAAGTTTAATAGTTTTAGGAATTCTATAAGCATCCATATTTAAAAGAACTGGATACCAATAATGATTTTTAGCTAAATCATAATGAAATTCAGATTTATATCCTAAAGTCATTAAACTAATCATGTCTTCAGGAATTAAACCATTACTTCTAAACATCTGTGCATTTGGATGTGCAGGAACAGTAACAGAAGATATTTCTAAAAGCTCATGTCCTTTTGTAAAATCCCTACCACCACCCCACTTATTATCCTCATCAAGATATTCAAATTTACCAGGAATAAAACCAACAGAAAAATCATCAAGAAAACCATTAACATATTGATTAAAAGTTAAAGTAGCTCTATCATGGGTATCAAATTGAGGTTGAAAAATAAGTTGATTATCTTTCTTCTTAATATCAATTGTTTTAAAATGAGGATGCTCAAAATAGTTGTGCATCCATAAACCTCTAGGAGCCTTTTTATAATTTTTTAAATTCCATCCTGCTACCCTAATAATATCCTTATCTCTATCAGGAGATTCTTCAGAACCTACAGCCCAAAAGGTTCTTTTAAATGTATCAAGTTCTTTTATTTGTACTTTAAAATCAGAACCAATTACATTAATTCCATCTGCATTTTTAAGTTCTAATCCATTTACTTCAATCTTATAAGCCATTGATAATCTCCTTAAAATTTTATTGATTCAAATTTAAAATTATTAGAACCACAATAATTAACAATCCAAAATGCAGTATATGATGGATCATAATCTTTACAACTTGTAATAACAACATTTAATAACTTTCTTTTAGGCCAAGCATGAGCAGCAATATGTGATTCAACCAAAATAGCTATTCCAGAAACACCATGATCAATGTCATCTTTATCAGTGGGGTCATATAAAAAAGCATGAGGATTTTTATGTTTAACTAATCCCTCACTTATTAATGTCATATCAATAATATTAACAAGTTTAGATAAAAATATTTCCATTTCAAAAATATCATTCATAAGAAAATGAAAACAATCAAATACATTTACTTGAGTAGTTCTTAAAGTTAAAGCATTCCCCATCATCCATTTTCTCCCCCAATCTGATACAAAGGTTGTTTTTGATTTTCTATCCCTATCATACAGTCACAATTTAAATTAAAAGTTTCACCAGGAAATCTTATGTCTGAATCACCAATTTTAAAATTAGTTTCTGTTTTAAATTCTTTAATTCTTCCTTTATGACCACAATTGTTTGAGTCAATAATCCAAAATTTGCTTAAATTATACTTATCTAAATATTTAAACCTCATATAGTTTATACACGATTTCAAAGATGAATTGCAAATTTTTGCAAGTCTTGGATTACTATTTCTTTGATCTTTTATGTACTGTATTTTTAATTCATCACTATTTAATTTAAAATTATCTTTTTCAGATTGTTTCCATAAAGTTAAGTAATATTCCATTCCTGCTTTTTCAGAATATGAATCAATCCAATTATCACTATCTAATTCTATCCCACAATATTTATTCATAGTAAACATTGCTGATTTAATTAAAGATTTAAAAAATAAAATAGTAGTTTTTTTATCAAAAAATACCAATTCATTTCTCTCAAAAGAATCTAACCAAAATTTCTTTAGAAAACCCTCAAAACTTCTACCAGGAGTAGGATTATCATCCCTATCATCAGATCCATCAGGATTTAAATTTGGTTTATCATTCTCTCCCCTACTAGGATCAGTAGGAGATTGCATATTAGGTCTATTTTGTTGCTGTGACATTTGTTTTATTTTAGCATTCCAATATTTCTTTAACATTGATAATGGAATCATAGTAGAAGAAACAATTAGATCATCTCCACCTTCAACTGATCCTAATTTAAACTTCTGCTTTCTCATTTCATCTGGTGTTAAAGCAGGAACACCAGCTAAAAACACCCTTGTTTCTTGAACCTCAATTAATCTATCTCTTGGAATAGGATTATCATGTCTTATTTCAACTCTAGGATCAAAAGTAGATAATATTTCTTTATTTAACTCTTCATCCCATTGAAGAATTCTTGGTTGAATACAATCCCTATTAAAATCAATATCAACTTGAACTGAAGTAGATCTATTAACTTTTTCTGTATTTCCTAATTTAGCAGGATTAATCCTATAAGCAGAAAGAACCATATCTTTTGTCCATCCTGCCAAATTCATAAATTCAAAATCTTTATTAGTAAACTTTAAAGGTTCTGGTTTTAATCCAGAACCTAAAACAGTTATATCATGAAATTTACCACCAGCACCCCAACTATACTTTTCTCTCCATCTTTGTTTAATTTCATCTGCTTTATCTACATTAACTTCTTGATCTGTAACTAAAACCATATCAACTCTTGCAGAATTATAGAAAAAATCTCTTTCATATATTTCAATATATTTCTGTGTATCAATTGAATATGCTTGAGATTGAATAGGAGAAGCACCATAATATGATCTATAAGGATGTGGATAATTTAAAATAACTAATTCAAAATTAGAAAAAGTATATTGCTTCCCTCCAATTTGAAACACATAAAAAACATCTTTTGGTAAAACATCTGTAATAAATTCTATAGGCATTCCTTTTTTATCTACTATTCCCATAAAATCATTCATATTTAAAGGCCAAAGTTCCCATATTTGTCCTAACATATTTTTAGCCTTATAAATACAAGCCATACCACATAAATCTAATTGAACTTGACACCATGCTTTAATAAATCTAAATGACATTAATGGATTTGGTTGTAAAAAAGGTTTACTAAAGGTTTTATAAGAATGTATATTTGGCTTAATCTCTTCTTCAGTATCTTTTCTATAAAATTTATAAGGAAGAGTAGATACTCTATCTGAAATTAAACTAATAGAGCTAGAAACCCAAGATCTATATTCATTTAATTGTTTTTTAGGACTTATTTTAGGATCTTCAGCAGAAGATTTCTTTTCTCTTTCCATTATCTGAACTAATTGATTATATCCTTTTCTTTTATCTGGAATAAAGTTTAATTCAAACGGTCCAATTCTCATAAATTCTCCTTTTGCAATTCATCTCATAGAGAAGTTTTTTGCAATTATCTACAAGTTAATGTATCCATCTATTTTGTTCATTTCTTTGATAAGTTTTAAATCCCTCCCTCATAAACCATCCAGACATTACAAAATCTGTAGTTTTGTAAAATGGATGATGTTTAAATTCCTGATACAACCTATGCCATAAATCCCTTTCATCAACATTATCTTCTGATCCATATTTCTTTGGGAAACAAAATATCCACTCTCCCTTTTCAAATTCTTTTTGAATAGAAGGTAAACCTTGTATTGGATCAGCCTTATTTTTACCAGTATTAAATGCATCAAGTTTAATATTGTATCTACTATAAACAGATTTATCAAGTGTGGTTTGTAACATTTCAATTAAAGCTTCTTGAACAGCATTATTTTCAGCATTAAAAAAACAACCATAATCCTTCCAAACTTCAACTATTTTATCTGGTAATTCTGATGGATTAGATAGAGCATAAAGTCTTATTGGAATTTTAATACCAGTATTCTTATTCATAGCACCTACAAAAAGAATAGTTCCTGGTCTTTTTGTTCCTGCAAAGTCTATCCCTGCCCCAAAAATCCAATCCCTAAAATCACCAAGTATTAATTCTGGATTTATACCATACCTACAACAATTTTCAAAATTTGGGAAAGTTTTATCAGCATCAGAGTAAGGTTTTAATTCAAAACCTCTTTTATAATCTCTATCACCCATTTCAATGTGTTTACCAACTAAATCTTCTTTTGTGTATTTAGTCCAAAGTGGTAATTCTTTCTTTTTATCAAAACAATCTTTATAAATAAGATGATTTTTATTTTCTGATACCTCTATTGACATCCATGCCCACATTGGATTATTCATTGCATAAGCAGCAAAGTCATTCTCATGCCATCTATTCATCAAAACAATACATTCTGAGTGTCCTGGGATTAATCTTGTATTCCAGGTAGTTTTAATCATTGCTTCAATGTTTTCTCTAGTGGTAGGTTCAATAACAGCAGATTTTAAATCATTAATATCATCAAATATTATTAAATGTGCTCTACCACCTAAACCAGATGCTAAAACACCATATGCAGCTACAGTAGGATTTTGAGAAATGGTTTTTCTTTTAACTATAAATTTTTCTTGACCCCAAATAGAGGTAGGTTTTACATTAGGAGCAAATTGTTGATAATCCTTATCTGTTTTAATATATTCTGCAATTGCTCTTACTCTATTTATTGCTTCTTTTTCTGCAACATGAACAATTTTACAAAATATATTGGGATTTTTAGCTATCTGCTCTAAAACAAAACCAATACATACTTGTTCTGTCTTCCCATGACCAAATGCACCAAGTATCAGTATTTTCCTTTTACCCTTTTTATGAGCAATTCTTCTAAATTGATGCATTACATCATGAACAGCTTCATTTATTACTATTTTACCTTGATCATCTTTTAAAAACTTCTGAATATTAATTTCAGACTTTTTAGACATTAATTCAGCAGGATCATACTCAATTTGATCTGCTACAGCAGATATTTCCACATTAACAAATGTTTTTACATCACTTTCTAAATGCCTCATAAGCTATTCCTCAAAATCAACCTCTAAATGTTGTATTTGTTTTGGTTGAAAAGAATTATCAGCAATACCTTCACCAGTATATTTATAATCTCTTAATCTTTTCATTATTCTTGCTCTAATTTCAGGGGATTCTTGATTAATTACATCAATGAGGATTTTTTGGAAGGTTTTTATTTTTATTTCATACTCATGTCGTACTAAATCTTTTTTACCAAATTCATCTGAATGTTTTCTTTCTAAATACCATGCTGCTGCTTGCCAATAACCACCTTTAGCAGCACCCTTAATTGCTTCAAGATATTCTTCTTTATTTTTTAAAGAACACTCTTGAATAAAATCCTCAAATTCAGGATCAAGTCTTAATTCTTCAAATTTATCTTTATTACAATTACATAATTTTCTTGAATCATCAATGCTTAAACCTAAACATAAATAATGAGCTAATTTAGCTTTTAAAGAATCACTTGCACTTTTTGCTTTACCATTTCCACTCTTTAAATTATACTTTATTGGCATATTGACTCCTATCTTTAAGTATAGTCTAATATACATAATATAAAAAAGAAACAAAATCAAGTAAAAAAAGGAGATGTAATGAAAATAAGTTTTACGACCTATATTCCAAAGGGAAGATTAGAAAGATTCAATAAACCAGGAGCTTTTTTAAAAAATGTTAGAGAAGTTATTAGAGAAGCACACCTATTAGCACAAAAACAAAAAGTAACTAAAGAAGACTTAAAAAAGATATTTCCTCAAAGTAACTGGAAATACAATCCATTCCAACTAATAAGAGCAACCTGCTTAATTGATCCAAAGGATTATGTCAAAATAATAGATATATTGGAAGAAAGAACAGGAAAAATATGGGAACTTGATAAAGTAATATTGATGCTTATCAAGAAATATATAGATGAATATGATGAAAAACCATTAGTGGAAGATAAAACAAATTTAGAAAAATTTGAAAGTATGTTTAAGAAATATTACAAGAATATAATGCATAGTTGGAAGGACTAAAAAACCCCTTGGAAGTATGCCGGTCTTCCAAGGGGCTAATTAGGAGGTAGGGAACAACTAACACTATCCATTATACAGATATAAAAAAGAATGTCAACAAATATCTTTTGTACTTGACAAGCACCATACATACAGCCTACTCTTACCGACACAATAAAGAAGGGCATGATCACAATGACCATGCCCATGAACAAAGGAGAATTGTACGATGCATAAAGAAGATAACAAAGAAGAAATAATAAGTCAAGAAAAATTAAATACTATTTACTATGGTATAATTAAATATTGGAAAAATAAAGAATTAAACAATCCAGATTCAATATTTTATTATCCAAAAAGTATTGAAAAAGAATTCAAAAAAGTCTGTCCAAAATCAGGAGGTACAACATTAAAGATATTAAAATCAATAAAATTATCTGTAATGGAAAAAGGTAAATGTTATTACACTGAAAGAGATTTTGCTAAACAATTTAAAGTTAATAAAAAAACAGTACATCAATCTTTAACCTTAATTGAAGAAAAATTACAAACTAAATTTATTAATATTCCAATGAGTATAATTAATAATTACAAGAAAAAAACAACAAGTCCGTTTAGACAAATATTAATACCTCCAGGTTTATATAAGCTGGTGGTAGATGACCAAAACAAGTTGGTGGTAGATGGTAATAAGCTGGTGGTAGATGAGGGGAAGCTGGTGGTAGAAAGGGGGGTAGTTGGTGGTAGAATGGTAAAAAAACCTAATGATTTCAACATTAAAAAAACCGTACCTAATATATATACCCTATATACTACCCTATATAATACCCTAATATGTAACATTTATTTCTCTTCCTTCGGAAAGAGAAAAAATGTTACTAATGATTTTGCCTCAAAATCATGTGCAACTACTCTTTTTATTGAAAGGAAACCAATGAAGTATAAACTAAAAGTAAAACCTAGATTGATTGTAAGTTATAAATCATTTGGCTTAAAACCATACCAATTTGTAGATCATGTTGAGGTACATAGAGAATTATACAAATGGATTGAAATATTGATAGAAAATAATGTTGTTCCTAAAGTAGAACAAACTAAAATGTTTTTAAATTATTGGAATAATCTTGGTAATAAAAGATTTAAAAGACATAGAATAAATCTAAAATCAATAACATTTAAAATGATATGTTTGGCCCTAACTTATAGAATGTGGTCAGAAAATATTAACTTTGAAACTATTGAAAAAGCTATTGATAATTTTAATACATTATCAAATAGTCAAGGTAAACTACTCCATACAAAAAAGCTTGATTGTCTTATACACTTTTTATGGAACTCAAAAACATATGGACAAAAAGATTATTTTAAACTTTGTATTCTTGATGAACAAATTGTATTGACAGAATATTATTGTAAAGAATTACCACCTAAAAAATCTTTTGAGATTGTAAGAAAATTATTTGGTTTTATTTTCTATAAAGATAGACAAGAAGAAGGAAAATTGGTATTTAAAAGAAATTATAAAAAGTTTATAGACTTTACAAATAAAATGATTGAAAATCATAGGACAAAAGAAATGGGAAGATTTGATGAATATGATGATCCTATTGATGGTTTTTCAGATTATATAAATACATATTTTTCTTATTGTTTTCAAAGTATTAAGAATTCTAATAGCACTTTTGTTTGGACTCCATCATTTATACTGGATCTTCATAGTCAATTTGTATTGTGGTTAAGCCATCAGGCAGGATGGAAAGACTTTATGAAAGACAAAAAAGTGAGTGATATAAACGAAAAACCAAAAAAATACAGATTGGAAATAAAAAACACTTGACAAGTGTATTTTCAAATATTATTATCATTTGCAAATACAATAATTAATATGAATAAGGAATAAAACCATGAATACTTGGCCTTGGACTAAATATGAAAAGAATCAATTAGAAATAGAAAGAATAAATGAAGAACTTGAAAATATCAAAGAACAGATAAGAGATCACTTTAACAGTAGTATACTTGAATCAAAATGGTTAGATAATTTTTTAACTAAGGACTTTTTATTATTGGGTGGTCTTAAACACATCTTAAAATATGCTAAGTGTGAATGTTGTTCTTACTATGTAGGACCAAACCCTATAAAAAGAAAGATATATAATATTTCTGTTCTAAATGCTTATTGTGAGAAACACTATGGTAAAGTATCTCCCACATTTGTATGTAACTCTATTGAGTTTCAACCTTTATGGAAACAAATATTAGAGCATAAAGCAAATCAATTAGGTGAATATAACTTTCCACCATCACATATGATGATTACATTAGGATTAGATGAACCTATAAATAAATATAAGAAAACTCATACAAGGATACCAGAACTATGGGAATATCAATGAAAACAACTGAACGATTGAACATCTGTGATATCATTAAACCACTGTTTTATTCTGGATTTGCTCTTACAGATAACTCTAACTTTATAGAGTTCTATGTGAAGAAATTTCCTAAGCTAAATCAAGAATTTAAAGAGTTTGTGTTCAATGAAAATACACTCAGTTTTGAACTAGGTGGTCAAGTTAAAGCTGAAGAACAGAAAAAAAGTGTATTTTTTGACGATTTTATACTTGACAATAAGATTTTTTACCATTATTTTATAGCCAAGTATAAAGAAATGCAGTTTTACTGGTTAAATAGATGGATGGGTCAAAAAAGAGCTGGTTTAATTGCAATTGTAAAGGATGGAAAACTGATAGGGCTGTTAAAAACTAAAAAAAGGAGAACCGAAAATGGCAATCAAATCGAAGAAAAAAGAGGAAAAGAAGGAAGAAAAGAAAATGTCTCTAAAAGAAAAACTAGCAGCAAAAAAGTCTGAAAAGAAAGCCGAAAAGACTGAAAAGAAAACTGAAAAGACTGAAAAGAAAAAGCCTACAGGAAAAGGCAGACCTTCTGGTGTTAGATATGTTTTAAAAGAGAAGGTTCAAGAAGATCTTGAAAAAAGATTTGCTAAATTTCAAGAATCTTATGAAGCATTTACTGAAGCACTTGAAGCTTTTATTGAAAAAGGTAATAAGTCTCAGGCTAAGAAAGCTAGAGAATTTATCATGGACATGCAGAAGCAAGTCAAAGAGTTTAGGAAAGCAATTCAAGATGCAAAGCAGACTGGATTAAAACAAGAACCTAAATAAAATCAATAGGTTATATAGCTTTACATTTCTATTGACAAAGAGAAATAAAACAAGGTATAAGGTAATAAACTTTATACCTTGTTTTGTTGGAAATTAAGGAGAATTGATATGCATATTACAACTTTATTTGCTAGGAAATGGTTATGAAGCATGAGCTTATAACCATCTCAAAAAAACACAATTTAATTAAAAAAAATGTAAAAAAATACAATTTATCACAAATAAACAAAGAAAAACCACAAAAATTTAAGTTAATTAACCCCAATATTTTAAGCATAATTTCTAATTCAGAAAGATATAATTCTGATTTTGAAGACCCTTTTAAAAAAGGAATTAAAACAGAAGATCTTACATATAGAATGTGTAGGGAACAAAAGGATGAATGGATAAATTATATTTTATCTGGTGATGAAAGAATATTAAAAATAAAAATGAAAGGAAACTATGTAGTTTTAATCTTAAAGAACATAACATCCAATAATAATGGGATATATAATAAAAGATACATGACTTTTTATGATAAAACAAAAGGAGAATTAGATGCTATTGAAAAGTCCGAAACCAAGAAGGAAAAAACAAGATTACATAATGTTCAGAATAAACCCAAGTCTAAAAGAAAACGTAAAAAGAAAATCAGAAGAACATAATTGTACTATGACAAGTTATATTGAATTTTTAATTAATAAAGATTTAGAAGAAAATCCAATTAAGGAAAAAAAATATGTATCTACAGGGAAAATAAGAAAATTCTTACTTAAAAGGAGATTAGATTGATAATACAATTTGGAACATATATAGGAAAAGATTTAGAAGATATACCTAGTGATTATTTAAAATGGATTGTTAAAGATGTTAAAACAGATGATGAATTAGTAGAAGAGGCAGAAAAAGAACTGGAATTTAGAGATAAATGGGGAACACATTTCTATAGGAATAAATGATATGATATATCTAACTAATGTTTCAACTAATGAAAAATTAACATTAGAAATATGTGCTCAATTAGATGAAATGAAAATACCATATTATAGACCAAATGAAACAATTGAATTTCAAGGAAGACAAATAAATGTAAATGCCTTTGATCAGTTAAGAAAAAGAAATCCAAATAATCCATATATCATGGAATTAAAAAGAACAATAATGGAATTATTAACAAGAAACATGGAAAATAACAATGTAGTTTTGATTATAAACACTAGAAGTGAACAATTTATAAGAGAGACAATATTTGAAATATCAATTGCTTGGTATTTAAAAAAAATAATATTGTCTTTTGATGATATAACACCTACTAATGGAGAATTAATATCTGCAATGGATATTACTTCTTTAAGAACAGATCTAACTAGACTAACAGGATACATCACAACAGAAAAGGAGATTGAAAAAGCAAAAGAAAATATGAAAAAAACATTAGGAGGAAAGCAAAAACTAACAGTTAAAGAATGAAAGGTGATAGCATGTGTTTTGTAGAAAAAATAACTGTACTCTATCAGCAAAACAGTGTATTCTCAGACAAGAAATTGCATTGAGAAAAAAAAGAGAGGGAGAAAATTTAACTACATTTAGTAAATGTTTTAAATGTAGTATTGGAAAAAAAGTATCAAAACATCCTAACATCATTATTTTAGATAAAGATATTAGAAAAATAATGATGGAAAAACAGTACAGACCAAAAAAACACATTCTAAAAATAAGATACGAAAAAGTTCCTAAATATAAACTGAAAATAAAGGAGAAAAATTGAACGAAGAAAATGCCCATAAATTTTTAAATGTTATAGGTAGTGAAATTCAAAAATTTGGATTTAATCAATATCTTGTTTTAGTAGCACTATCTGAAGTTAAAGATATGATTTCTTTTCCATACAGTATAAATTTTGATGAAACACTACTTATAGAATTCTTATACACTTTTTTAAAGGAGGAGGAACATAAAGATATAAGAAACAAATTGTTTTCTAAATTTATGTCTGGTTATAATGAAGAGTGTCTAAATGAATTTGTTAAATATGTTAATATCTAAGGAGAAAAAAATGGCAAAACAAAGTTTAAAAGTAAAAGACAATCCACTTGGGGTAAACCTTTATATTGTGTCTGTAGTAGAATCAGTACATAAAGGAAAAACAGTTCTGGTTTATGCTGATGAATTTGAAATTGATGATCAAGGGTTGTTAGTATTCAAAGTTGATGAAGAAATAATCTATGTGATTAGATCTGGTGATTGGAAAACAATACAATTATTTGAGGATGTTGAAGACTTTTTAAAATGTGTAAGATTTATGTCTTTACAAGAAAGATTAGATGAAATTATAATAAAGCAATTAGAAAAAGAAGAGGCTGAAAAGAAAGCTGCTGAAGATGAAAATACTCAGCCTACTGAAGAAACAAAAACTGAGTAGCATTTAAAACTGTTAGGGGGAGAAATCCCCCTAATAAAAGGAGTAAAGGTGATAAAATATCAAGATATGGCTAAATTATTAATATGGGGAGTTATTTTAGCATTGTTAATATTATTAGCATTTGCTAAAACAAGTAATGGGGAAATACCAAAAGATATAGTTTAC